AAATATGCGAAGCCGCGAAAAAGAGAATTTGTGTCGTTTTTTTGCTTCATGTTAGCTTTTATTTATAACATTTGCGTATTTTTGACAAATCAACTCATTTGAAAGTGTTGTAAAAACTAAGATGTAACATGAAACGTAACAAAAAAATTGCATTAAAAATTATTATTAATAATGCGTTAAAAAAAATCAATTTAGCCAATAAAAAACTGACTGAATTCATTGAAAATCCTCGTGTAAAATTCACGATTACTGAGTATTCTTTGAAAATAATGAAGTTTGCATTTTGTGGAATGGCAATTTATAGCATTATTTTTATCAATTGGAAGATTTCGTTTATTTCGATTTTCGTTTCATACGCATTTTTTAAGCAGGAAACGAAGTTACTTGCAAGTCTCACAAAGTCGGTTCAAGAAAGCAACCAGAAAGCACTTGATATTTGGAATTCACTTGGTAGAAGAAAACGCCGAGAGTTGCTGCGTAAATACAATTCATAAATGAGTAGTGATTTTATAAAATCGGTTGCCCAATTTGCAGAAATGGTTGGTGTGCAGGGTGCATACATAACCATGAATGTAAAGCGTGGTAAAATTTATAAAACTGATCGTGGAATTGACATTACGCATCCAACAAACATTGCGTTTATCAATAATTATCGTTCAAAAAATGAGAATAAGCAGCCAAAAAAAACAGAAAGTAAACCACAAAAAAAAACGACTTCCAAAAAAGCACCTCCAAAAAAAGAACCGATAATTAAAACAGATTATCAGTCAACGAATACCAATCCACCAACTGATAATTACGATATCGTTTCATTGGATAACCAAAAGAAACAGGAGGAAATCAATAAAAAAAAATTAGAGGTTGAGAAATTAAAACTGACCAATGCCAGGTTAAGAGGTGAAATGATTCCAACTGAATTGGTAAAAAATCTGATCACTAATTTTTCAGCTTCAATAATTAAATCATATCGCGAAGGATCGGACCGTTTGCTGATGGAAATTTCACACATGAAACGGTTGACATTGGAAGAGGACGCGCTAATGAAAGGTGAATTGATAAAAATAATCAACGATTCTCACGATGTAGCCATTAGTGAGACTATGAAATCACTTGAATCGATACTTAAATCTGGTCCTGAAAACTTAGAAGATGACGAAGATGAAGACGAAGACTAGTAAAAGTCCGTATCTGAATATCTTCAAGGATATTTTGAACGGTGCAAAACAGCAAATTTCGAATATAAAACCTGCAGACTGGGTTGAAGCCAATCGATATATGACACCAGATGTTAGTCCTATTCCTGGTAAATTCTCATTTAACAACTCGCCATACGTCAAAGAAATTATAAATAGACTTGCAACTGACGATCCTGCCAAAATTATTGCAGTAATGAAAGGTGCGCAAATAGGAATGTCAACAGGTTTAATTGAAGGTGGCATTGGATGGATAATTTCACAAGAACCTGGAAACATTTTATTTCTTGTGGGCCACGAAGACCTGGTAAAAGACGCATCTGCAAAAGTTGATCGCATGATTGACAATTCAGGAATCAGAAATTTAATAAAATCAAATTCACTTCGCGTTCGAAAAACAAAGTCAGGAGATACTGACTATATGAAAGAATTCCCATCCGGAATGTTAAAGATGGGAATTGCAAATCACAAAGCATTAAGAAATATTTCAATGCGCTATGGTTTTATTGATGACTATGAATCAATGCGCGGTGCATCTGCTCAGTCAGGTAGTACAGAATCATTGATTATGCAACGTTTTGCAGCATACGCAAAAAAAATGAAGCTGTTTTTTATTTCTACTCCTGAGTTAAAGGAAAACAGCAACATTGAAGCCGTTTATTTGAAAGGTGATCAACGCAAATATCACATTCCATGTCCGTGTTGTGGTGAAAAAATTATGCTTGAATGGGAAATCGAATCGAAATTTAAACCTGGTACAATGGCAGGTATTAAATGGGAACTAGATGAAAGCAATCGATTGATAGAAGATTCTGTAAAATACGAATGTTATTTGTGTGGTGGAATGTTTGATGACTCAAGCAAAGCAATGTTGATTCGTCAAGGTGAATGGATTCCAACAGCAGAACCATCTGAACCAGGTTACTACTCCTATCACATTTCATCATTGTATGCACCACCGTATATGTTTACGTGGACCGTATATGTACGACAATACATAGAAGCTAATCCTGTTGGTGAAAAACGAAACGAAGAAAAACATAAGACGTGGCAAAATTTATGTTTAGGTTACACGTATGAGAAAACAGGTAAATCTATTAAAGCCTCCGATTTACAGAACAATATTCGCGAATATCCAATATTGACTATTCCAGAAAAAATGTCTATTGCAGACGGAAATGGTAAAATAGTATTGCTTACCCTTGGAAGTGATATGAATGGATTAGAAGATGACGCACGTTTGGATTACGAAATTGTGGCGTGGTCCGAAAGTGGATCGAGTTATTCAATAGTACATGGATCGATTGGTACATTTTTTAATAAAGATCGTGGCAAAGTTGATCGCGAACGATACACTTATAAACATAACGCACCAAATTCTGTATGGCCTATTTTGAAAGACATTATTAAAACTCAGTTTGTAACAGACACAGGTCGTAAAATGGCAGTTTTTATCTCTGGTTTAGATGTTGGTTATAATCCTTCAGGAGACAGAAATAACAATTATGCTTATCAATTCTTAGATAGTACATCGTTAAATGTAATTGGACTCAAAGGTAAAGGAGAGGATAAATATCAAAACATTGAAGCGGATTTGAAAACTTACAGAAAATCAAAGGAACGCGAAAAAATGTACCTAGTAGAATCAAATCATTTGAAAGACATTCTATCGAATTACATGACATTGAAATGGGATTCAACGTGGCAAGAAACACAACCTGCTAATTTCTTGAATTTCCCTACACCGTCAAGTGGATTGTATTTAATGAAAAATTATTTTTCACATTTCGAAAGTGAGGAAAAGGTAATCGATAAAAACAGAAACTTCATCTGGAAGAAGAAAAATTCAGCATCACAGAATCACATGTTTGACTGTCGTTTGTATGCCGTTGTCACCAAAGATATTTTAGTGGACCAAGTCCTAAGAGAGAATAAAGTTAAAGGAGGATGGCGTGAATTTTGTATAATTATAACGAAGGGGAGAACGGGGTTAAATTCATAACATACTCAGTATAAAATTTAAACGACTGAGTGTCCATGTGAGTATGCAGAAATTCAAAATTTGAATCGTCAAAACGATAACGGTCTAAATAATTTTTATGAGAATTTCCACCACATAAACCGGTACCATGTTTTATTCCAATTGAAATTATTTCCTTTGGTTTAAAAGTAACACCTTGAATATTTCTCCATAGGAATAAATCAGTATAAGGCTCTGAATCTGGACACCAATTAATGTCTAAGTCAGGAACAATTAAGGTATTCATAGCAGACGCACGTCTATCGTGACGCATTTTCAGGTATTTTCTCAGTCCTAAATGGTAGTAAATCGTGTAATTTGTACCTAAAAGTTTTGGTTTTCCTTGCAAAATCCATTCGTTAACCATTGTTTGAATGTAGTTTTTTGAGTAGAAATCGTCATTTTCCATGAGTAAAATGCAATCAAAGCCACGATTTCTGAAATAATCATAACCAATTCTGTAACGTTTTGTTATGTCGATGTCGTTGTCGGTGGGTGGAAAATCAACGATTTTAGTTTTAACAACCCATCCTTCAGGAATTATTTGATATTTAACCATTCTCAAGCAATTCTCAAGCAACTCTGGTCTATCGTTTCTATCTGGAATAATTATACCAATTTTCATTTTGATTCTGTTAGGATTGAATTTTTAAAGTAGGAAATTTGATCACCAATTTTTGCGTTTTCATATTCTGAAATAAATTTTTCTATTTGTTCTTCAGTCCAACGAACGGAAGCTGCTGCATTTCTAAATTTTTTCTGAATGTCTTTTCTTACCATTGAGTAATGGTGCAATAATACTTCATCTGGCGGAAATACATGAATTTTTTCAGACGTGTTTACCTTAACTGATGGATCAACAATTTCTGGATAGTTTGCACGTTTAGTAATTTCTGTATTTGGGTACATTTTGTGGATAAACGGCATACAGTAACCTTCCATTGGTTCAATATACCAATTTTCTTGCTTATAATACGTTCGCATAAATGTCAATGAAACGTCAATATCACTCAGTTTGTGAAAATTTTTAGCATACTGAAACTGCTCAGGCGTGTAAAAATGGTCACACGCTGCCATTATGAAGTGCGTAAAACCTTTACATTTTGCCGTTTGAATCATTAAATTATGCTTCATTCGTTCATTTTGTTTGGTACTTACTGATAAATCTGGTTCAAAATGAATCGCAGTAAACCTAGGAGTTGATTTACTGTATATTGTAAGATGTCCACGTTCACCACGATTACTGATTCGTTGATAACAAACAAATATTTCATCAACAAATGGTTCGTGTTGAGTCATTGAACGGATAAGCATATCCATGTCATCACCTGTCCATATTGTGTAGAGGATTGCTAGTTTCATTTTAGTTTGCGGTTTTAATTTAGCATTGAGGTTTATTTTACTGTTTAGGTTTCACCCTCGCAGGATTACCATAAGCAACACCTTCTAAAATGTCCTTAGTCACAACAGATCCTAATCCAACAATTACATTTGGTCCAATAGTAATTCGATTTCTTACAGTAACACCAAGTTTTAATTTGGCACCTGAAAAAAGATTCGCATAACCTCCAACAATTGTTCCAGAGCAAATTTCACAATTATCTGCAATAGCAACATCATGTCCAATATGCGAATGAGCCATGATAATATTATTGTTTCCAATAAATGTTTTTTCACCTTCTTTGAAAGGTCGTTGAATTGAAACGAATTCAGAGATTACGTTATTGTCACCAATTTCGACAGTTCCTTTAAAATCATTTTGATTCACTCCACGGATTTCACCATTAGAACCGATTACTGCATAAGCACCGATAGTATTTCCCTTTCCAAGTTTTACGTTTGGATGCACGATTGCAGTTTTGTGAATTGAATTTCCATCAATGTTAATCCAATCGTTGTTGTATAAGTCTTGCATTGTATTTTGTTTATTTATTAAAGAATGAGTTGAAACTTAAACTACCATACTCGCCAGAAGTTAAAGTTATCATTTCTTTAATCGTGAACTTTTTCTTATTAATTGCTTTGCGTTGCAAGAAATCTTTAACCCCAAACTGACAAGCTCCCGTAATTACTCTGTAACATTTTACAGCCTCCTCAAATGTTAATAAGCTTTCAATTGTCAATTCTTTGTAGTCGTCTTTTGAACGATTGGAAATTTTAAATATCAAATCCTCTTTTGCTTCTTTAATTGTGTCGCCGTGAGAATAATTATTGTTACCATCTGTAACAATAAAAAATTCCTTTTCACTTGCGTATTTTTTTACTTTAAAAATACCTTTTCTTTTGTATATAATTTCGCAAAATATACCATCAATCGAAACATATTTAGTTCCTTTAAATTCAATTAAATTTGATACGTTGGAATTTATATTGATTGAACAACCACTCAAATAAAGGGAACCGCCGACTGTTGGATTGAATCCCTCAGGAATCGAAGTAAGAACACTCAAATAAAGGGAACCGCCGACTGTTGGATTGAATCCCTCAGGAATAGAAGTAAGACCGTGCAAATCAAGGGAACCGCCGACTGTTGGATTGAATCCCTCAGGAATCGAAGTAAGACCGTGCAAATCAAG